CAGTTTTCCTGTCCATACTGAAAGAGTTTTAGTAATACCATTATACCAATACGAACCTACTACTGGCAATTGTTTTGTTGTAGAAACAACTAGAGGGTTCCATACATTATTATTAAGCTGGAATACGGCATTACCTACAGGTTTTATCCAATATGTACCATCTACAGGCACATTTGGTGGTTTATTATATGCTAACACTTCAAATATTACCCAACTACCCATTTGTAACGAATACCATTTCTTATCAGAAGTATTAAACCAAATTACACCATCTGCAATGTTTTGTGGCTTAACGGTACCAAATAACGGAACAATTGGTGTCCAAGAGGTACCATCTCTTACCGTAAATTTGCCACTTATAATATCATGCCAAATATATCCTTGAGGAATTGTTGTGGGCAATGAAGGATCTGTAGTAGATGTAGATACAGGTATTACCACCCACACATTATCAACATCACTCCAAATATTTAATTGGTTAGATATAGCATCAAACCACAACATACCACTAGTAGGATTAGATGGTTGTAGTAATCCTACTGGAACATTTATCCATTTACAAACATTAACATCCCACTGATACAGTTTACCGTCTACATACCAGTAATTATTACAAGTCATAATTGGTGCTAGAGCTGGATCTAATTGACTGTCAATCACATTTTGTAGAATCCACGTTCCACCATTCCATTTATGCATTATAGTACCATTGTACCAATAATCGTTACAATACGGTCTACGAGGATCGCGTCCTATAGTATAAACAAAATTAGATACGTATTGAGTACCGTCCCACTTGTATAAAATGTTTGTAGTAGTATCTAACCAGAAACTATCAATAATAGGTAACAATGGATCGGATGATGATAATATTACATTAGTCAAATAGACATAATCAGAACCATTGAATTGATACAACGCTTTAGCTATAGTATCATACCAATAGTTATCCAATAGTGGAGTAGTAGTACTAATTATTGGATTTGATAAATTTACAATCGCTAAATTGAGTGCTGTTACCAAATCTCCAAACGTAGTCCCGTCAGCTCCCGAAATACTTATAGGTAAGTCTTTTTCACCATCAATGCAGATTTTGAATATATAGGTTGTTAATGGATTCAATCCAGTTGGAGTAGTATCAAAAATACCGTGCATCCCAATATCAATAATTTGATAACCTGATGTTGGTTGATCTGGCGCTTTTCCGTATGGGAGTGCATAGGAGTAAACTCCATCAGTATGGTATCGATGTACATTATCTACAGCATGAACCGCCGCATAAAAAGATCCCGATGAAGGAGCATCAAAAATATCTACAGAATGAGTATTAATATCATTATAAAAGGCTCCAACAACCAAAGCGGATCCCAAACGACTTCCAGTATTCAGATTTGCGTCAGCACTAGGATCAGCAGTGTATAAAGAACCATCTGTTGGAAGTTTACTAATATCAGTCGGACTTTGGTCAATAGTAACTATAGCTCCATTGTAAGCGGAAGGTATGTTACAACTTATATTTTGTGGCAAAGTCCACGATATACGTATCGATGTTGGGGATAATCTAGTTTGTGTTACAACTATTTCCTCACCCTCACGCTTTATTTGAAATGGACTATCTGCAAATGGATCGAATGTTGACATATGTTTATGCTCCTGGTAATTAGGTATTTATCTAAATTACTATTGTTTACATTTTAGTGGATACTTATTACAATATTTGTATTGTAATAAGATATATTTCGGAGACTACGATGACTATTGTGCTATGTAAGTTAAATACCAAATATGTCCAATTTCCTAATGGTATGGTGGAAATTGAATGTTCAGAGAATGATGCTCCTTGGATACAAGAGCTAGAAATTAAATTAGGGGCCGGAAACCATCCGTGTGGAACTATGCCCGATGGTTCGATTAGGTCATTAGCTCGACAAATCCTCCAACGATACGGTATACCTATAGAATTAGATTCTCATGTCTATCGTTGGGATGTATCGAAGCCACTAGACGTATCGCACGAAAACTTGTGCGTTCCGTTAGATCTTTTGCCTAGAAAGGACTGCTTAGATGGTATTAGATCTGTTGTATTGGCGGATTGGTTGAATTATTTTATTAATACCAAAACTAAACAATTGCCAGAACCAGAACCAACTATTATACAATGCTTAGATATTGAGAAAATGTGTCCTGTATTCTTCCAAGGTGATAGTAACGATTTGGATTGGCTTGACGGAAAGGTAGTTAAATTCTCAACTAAAGGTATACCTTTAGTTCAAGTGGATTGGAATAAATTTATTCCAATTTCAGCAGCACAAGCTAAGCATCATATGCCAGATCGTCCTGGACTTATGTTGCGATATTTAGCACCACACACTCCACTAGACATCAGAAAACATCTGATCTTGACAATAGCACCTAATGGGCGTATGTGGACAGGAATGGTTAGTCCACAGTAATACAATTTGCATTAAGCCATTTAGTAAGTTTTGTAGAATCTCGTTTGACCATAATCCTAATATTAGATTCTTTAGTCATCAAAACCACGCATTCCACAGTAGGAGCATTGATATCAGTATACAACCACTCAATGATCAATTCATTGTTTGGTTTTAGTGATAATGCTTCTACTATCCCTTCTACTTCCAATTTACAATACTTAGCAACACGGTATTTCGAAATCTTAAAAGGAGTTTCGTTGATAGCGTGCCGTAAATCAGCTTTGGAAACGAGATATTCTTTAAATGATAAATGATTCACTAAATAGATCCTTATGTTGTTTATATTATTTATAGCGACCCATCTCCAATTGTATTAAAGGTCGTAAACCAAACAAAAAAGCCCTCATATGAGGGCTTTTTTGTTTGGTTGACTTAATATTAGAACGCTTTTGTGTACGCTACTTGGAAACCAGAACCTTTATTATCTCCATACGCTTTGTACAATTTTGCACCAACAGTATCAGACGCTGTTACTATATAATCCGCACCAACATACACAGTATTAGCTTTGATGCCTTGATTCTTTTGAGTGGCGTTAGTAAATTTGTAGCTTGTGTTTAAACTAACAGTATCTACTACAGCATACTTAATACCTACTTCACCTTCGTAAAAGGTTGTGTTTTTATCAGTTTGTAGAATAGTACCAAAACCGCCTCGGACAAAAGCATCCAGTTTTGGTGCGAGTGAAAAAAGTTGGGAAGCCCGAATTTCTGCTAGTTGAGTATTACTCCCTTGAGCAGTACGTACTCCAGCTAATTTCAAATCTACGTAAGTGCTGCCAACAAACATTCCTGGAGCTACGGATACAGTATTTACTTTTTCACCAACTTTAGGAGATAGTTGGTCAACTTCTACCTGTACTGCACCAGTACCAGTACCAGCGAAAGCAGACATAGACATCATAGAAGCAATTGCTAACAAGATTACGGAACGTTTCATTGTATTACCCTTTATATAAAGTTGAAAAACTACAACCCCAAAAAATGAGTTAGAATATTAAATGGCCACAACTTTTCCCATATTAAGTGTTCTAATGGGAAACTTAATGTAGCACCGATCCAAAAGGATGGCATTAAAAGTACAGTTTTGCACTGGTGGTAACACTTTACTAAAACACCATCACTATCAGTATGATAATGTTCGTGATCATTATGAGAGGTTGACATATTTTTATTTACAAATAATCAAAAATGTTAGCATATACGTCAATCATATAAATGTCAACAAGTACTATCGTGTGGTTATTATTACGCGTTTATCGTAACTTACATTGTAGTGGTGTAAGTTGATCCATTGATCGTCAGTGTATAGTTCAGCATTATCTAAAATTAATACATTCGATAACATACCTTGTAGGTATGCACGTGTAGGTATGGCGCAAATTAGTTGATTTTTAGATACTTCTGTTGTTATTGCTTTATTATGTATATTGAACTGACATCCATCACGAATGTAAGGATCCATTGTTTTTATTATTTCGTAAATAGCTCGAACTACTGCTGCACAACTTTGATTATTATGTGTTAAAAACATAATACTTTGATAATGACCATATATTAAACGATACAATGTGTAGTATAAACAGAATGTAGTTCTTCCAGACATCCGATCTTCCCCCATAATACATGACATAGTCTTAGTTTCTTCGAACCATTTGTTATATGCGGGATAAAAAGGTTGGTTAAGAATGGTGGTAATGAAAAATTCAAAATCATCACGACCTTGAATTATTGCTTGAATAGCATCTGTTGGAATTTGGTTCATATTAGTATTGCTCAGTTATCAATACTAATATTTAGTGAGAATTTTTGCAGACACAATTTGATATTTTTAAGTAAATTATGTATAATAATATTTTTAGACGTATTAGATAATATGACCACAGATATTCGTTATGGAGTTTTTGTTGAAGGTCTTGGATACAATTTGTACACATCTTCTCAAAAAAATGAGAAATTTGTAGATGATCCAGCTAAAGCTGTACGTAGTGGATCCTATAGTGATACGTTACAAGCAAAACAATGGCTCGATACTATTAGTATGAAGCATCCAACTGCTCAAATGGTACAGTATGAAGTTACTGTAAGTGCAAAGGTGATAAATCCACCAGAGTACGATGTTTTATTTAAAGCTGCTACTGATGAGTATAATGGTTTAAAAGCCAAATACGAAAGTATGAATGCTATGGAAGTGGAAAAAGTTCCATTGACCGAATGGGATCACTATAAAGCACTTGAACATCAATTAAAGTCCGTAAGTTTAATATAAAAAAGCCGTCCTAGGACGGCTTTTTTATATTAAACAACTCATATCTTAGAGTACCTGCACCCCACACCCTGTCGTATCCATTATTAAGCATATTTTGGTATTCTGTTAGCGTATCGTCATATACCGGAAGTGAGTGCCTTATTACATCCTTTCGAAAATTCCATCTATGCATTCTCATACCATCTTTAATATAGTAATATTCTGGTGGATTGATAGTTACTTCAACAAATCCTAACATAGTATATAACTTACCAGTACTCCACCTACGATCAGCATAACTATAAATTGTATTCCATTTATAATTGCGTGTAAAATATTTCAATAATTTCCCAGCAATTCCAGGAACTCTAGTATTATTATTTGTAGCAAATCTACTTAGTTCCCAATGTCCTTCCACTATAGTGCTCCCCATAATAACTCTAGGTTTAGCGAATGTCATTATTGCTATTAGCACGTCCGAATAATAAGCACCTAATGTGATTTGTGCATTGTCGTTACCTTGTATGTGATTATCATTAAGAAATATACTTTTTTCTTTTTTATCTGTTATTATTCTAATATCACACTTGCGTGCTGGTATTACGCTATATATCACAGACATATGACAAAGATGTCGTATCTTCGTTAAGACTAATGATGGATTTTTAAACCACTCATCCTCATATACAAAAATACAGTTAATGTGCTTGTTGTTTGCATACGATAATATATCGGTTAATATTTTGCGATTGTTGGTATTTTGTTCCAGATACTGTTGGATGGAACAAAATATTACAACTGTATTTGCTCCCTCAATCCATAAGGTATCATGATACGGGTACAATATATTTGAGTGGGGAGTAACCAAGGCTCCTAAATGATCCTTCATAGTATCCACAAACTTTTGCTCAATGATATTAGACTCGATATATTTATGAAAAATTGGTGGAATTATAGCTTTCAATTTATCTTTTTGTGCTAGGTTTGCTTCCCATGGGATCATCTGTAGGTTTTGAGGATGTGCACATATATCAGCTGGTATTTTATTATCAAAACAATATCGCACTGCCACTATATGATCGAGATGATACGCTCCCTTTGTGCCAGCTCTACCTGATGGTAAATTTCTAGGATTGATAGCATATTTATGATGTGTATAATTATGTCTGGTAGTCGCATATACCATCATCTTATATCGGAGCCATTCAGAAGCGGTAGAACGATAATCGTCACGACGTTCATTGCTCCACTTTTTAAAATTCTCTCGTTTGCGGATAGTATTACACACTGGACACATTACATCATTATGTAATAGATTTCCTGGAGCACTTTCGAATGTATGTCCACAATTAATATTTTTTACTAATATTTTATTCTGAGTGGTCTGTTGACCATCATAATCTGATAGAATCTCAAAACCACGATTTTGTATTCTATCTTTTACTCTAGCTCTAATTACCTCTTTTTTGCTCAATTTTTTTAAATTAGTGCAATTGGGGCACCCATTACCACCATATTTTTTATTAGACTGTAATTTCGAAATAGGTGTAGCTACCCACTCATGAGTACAAATGCTACATATCAATTTATGATGTATCTTAGCACCTTTAAATGGTTCGCCTAATAGTAACCCAAATGCGGCAAGTCTGTCTATATAAGCAACATTCTCTACTCCAGATCTAGACATATAACTTCTCCAATAAAATAAAAGTATTATCTATGTCGACGTCATATTAATCAACTGAATTACTTCTATCATATAAAAAACCCCTGTAAAAACAGGGGTTTATATGATTAAGCGAAGGACAAATTGCTTACATTGATTTTACCGTAGTAGTCAGCACTGTTACCCAAAGATGTTGCTGGGTTAGTGAAGTACGTTTTACCGTAACGAGTACTCAACGATACAACTGGTTGGAACGTTGTTGGGTTAGTGATAACACCAGTAGATTGCAATGGGATGTATGGGCAGTAGAAATAACCTGCATCAGTTTCCCCCTCACCACCTTTGTAACCAACCAAGATAGTATCTACACCAGTACCACCAGCTACGTCAGTAGACTGTACTTGATTCCACAGGTAGCTGTACACTTTGATTGTACCATTTAAAGTACCAACCAATTGAGTGTTGTTAGGTCCTTTGAACGAGCCACGAATAGCTGGTGCAAATTGAGACTTAGCAGCGTTTTGCAGAACTGTAACCATCATTGGGGATACAACGATGAAATTACCTTGTCCACGACGAGTTTTACGAGCGATCTCGTTAGCTACGTAGGAAATCATAACACCCAGATTTGCCAAACGGTCGCCAATGAAGGTTGGACGGTAGTAGCCTGGAGCTGCAGGTACGGAACCATCCCATACTGCTACTGTACCAGCTAATGCTGTCAAGTCAGTGATAATCTCGTTGTCAATCTCTTGAACAACTTGAGCTGACATAGTTTTTGTCATTTCACTTTCAATGTCCATACCGTGTTGGTTTTTTGCATCTTGCATAGCTTCCATAGTCCAGCTAGTTTGCAATTTACGAGAACCGGCTTCAACTGCTTGAGACAGAATCTCAAATGTAGCTTTACGACCACCAGAACCTTCAAGGAAAGAACCAGCACCACCAACTGTACAACCAGCTGCTGCATCCAGAGTAGAACCCCATGCGTTACCAGTTGCGTTACCAGTAATATTACCTACTGCTGGAGCACCAAAGCCACTTGCACCAGCTGCTTGAGCTGCACCAGTAGAGCCAGAGTAGAAACGACGGATTGGATGGCTGTTACCAAACAATTCATCACCAGCTGTAATATCATTTGGACCTGCTGTAGCGCCTGCAGCCATATTCTCACCATATTTGAAACGCAGAGAATAAACTAAGCCTACTGGGCCGTCCATTGGTTGAACACCTACTAATTCACTAGCGATAGTGCCAGGAATAATACGACGAATCATAGGGATCATGATTTTTCTGAAACCTGCGATATCAGATGCGCTTGTAGAACCAGCAACAGCAGTTTCGCGTAACAAGTGAGAACGTTGGTTCTCCATTACTGTTTCAGTAATACCACGCAAACTGCCAGAAAGGCCGTCCAACATGATCGCTTTTTCTTCTAACCATTTATTTTGTGAATCCATTGTGAATCTCCTTTACAATTTCTATGTGAGTATTTAGTCAGCAATACCAGCCATACGCTGTAATTTACGTTTTTCTTCGACAGACACCACTGTTTCTGCGGTATTTGAATTTACGTTTTCTGTAATAATATCACCAGTTTTTACTACTGTTGGTGATACTACTTTGTCTTCTTTTGTACCTTCGGTTAGAGGAGCATCTGTTTTAGTTGCATCTTCTTTCAGAACACGACCGATAAATTTAGAGTATGCTTTGTCTAAATCTTTCGTATCTACTGAAGATAAAATGGTTTCCATTAATTGACGTGGATTGCCTGATAAAGGTGCTAACAGAGATTCCAGTTTTAAGGTACGTTCCATTTTCAGTTTAGTAGAAGTGGTTTCATTCAATTTAGCTGTAACAGCTAACAGTGATTGTTCTGCTTCTGCTAATTTTTTAGCTACTTCAGATTCATCAACGAATTTGGTTTGATATTCGTTAGCAAATGCTTCAAACATTGTACGACCGAATTGAACTTTTTTCGCTTCCATTAAGTCGTCTTTCAATTCATTGAATTCAGCAACTATCTGAGCCTCTAAGAATGTGTCTAGTTCTTTGATCAAATGAGATAAATCTTCTTTAACCTGTGCACCCATGACATTTTTAGCTTCAGCTAATTTTTCAGCGTATTCCACTTCCAAATCACGAAATGCTGCAATATCAGACTTCAGTTCAGCTACTTCTTCAGCCAACATATCTGTTACTTTTTGATCGATTGCTTCGATTAATGTATCGCGAGTTTCTAGCCACTGTTCAGCTAATTCTAAACGTACTGCTTCTTCTGTTGATGCACGTGTGGAAGCTACAACATCAGCCATTTGACTATCAAATGCTTCTTCCAGTTGTGTTTTTGCTTCAGCTGTCAAAATTTCAGCTTCTAGCAGTTTTTTAAGTAATTCATTCATGCTTCAATCTCCTAATCCATTGATTATTAATGATATTTAGTAAAGCCTCACATTAAACACAGCGAAGCACATTTAACCCATTGATTTGATGGGTTAAATGTTGTATTGTTTTACTCGTCGTCAGACTTGTCTTTTTTCTGGAAAGGAACAAAACCTTTAGGTAACTTACGTTTACCTTTTTTATCAGACTCATCTTTATCTTTTTTATCAGACTTATCTCTTTTACCAGATTCGTCTTTTTTATCAGACTTATCTCTTTTACCAGATTCGTCTTCATCTTTTTTATCAGACTTATCTTTTTTACCTTCGACTAACGAATTCAGAGTTGCTATAGCATAAGTGCGGAATGCTTGCTTAGCTTCCACTGATTTACCTGCAATGATAGATTCTACCATTATTGCTAGTTGTTTATTTGTTTCCATAATTACCTTCCTAAGATTTATGTTGTAAATATTTACACGTCAGATGACATGTTGGTATTTAGTTGAGGTGTTGTTGTGTTACTATGGTTGCTATTATCATTCACCAATCGTGACATCTTTTCGGATGAATAATTATGGAACGAATCTTTTGCACCATCTATATCTTTTGATATAATAGCTTGCACTAGGCTTTGCAAATGATGATTAATCATATACTTACCTTTATATTATCTTTTAGCAAACAGGTTTTGGTTCAAAAACCTCATAATTTCTGCTTGGAAATATTTTTGAGCACTAGGATCCTGTTGCATCTGTTCTGCTAATGTTAACACTCTACGTCCCACTTGATTCCCATCAAGTGATTCGTATATAGATGCTGGAGTGGCTCCACGTGCACTAGGAGTTGCTACAATATCCACAGTTACGAATTTATATCCACTAACTTCACCAATTTGATTAACTGCACCAGCACCACGAGAACTGACCCCAATACGTACACCACTTTCGATCAACGATTTGGCTATATTACCCATTTGTGTTCCGTTAGGACCACAAAGAATTTTCATTTTACCAACCGCATTAGCTCCTTCCATGCGCAGTGAGGTTATAACGTGAGATACACGATCTAAATTAATATTTAAAGTTTGTGGATGATCCAATTCTCCAAATATCCCATTTGTTTCTTGTATAGTAACACACGCTTCGTTTACCGCAGCAGCAATTTCGTGTAGTGGATAAATGCGGTCATTTCTATTTCTTATATCAGCCTGCATAAAAATACCTGATAACCAAGTATTTTTTCCATCAGTCGTCGATTCGCTAATCATATTGCAAGTAGCTGGTACCAACGACTCAATGAGTAATTCATGTTTCATAGTTAACTCCATTAAAAACGTCTTATTTGGTATTTATGCTTTTTGCCCAGTCGGTGCGGGTGTTGTTGGTTTGGCCGCAGTTTTCTGTGCAGCTTCTGTGTCTGTAACTACGGTATCCGTTCCAGCATCTCCGCTAGTTGGACTCCCATTACCTAAATCCATCCCCATACTTGGAATAGCTCCTCCACCTCCAGTTTTTACACCTGGAGCAGTAGAAAAGTCAGCTGTCACAGCATCTTGAATACCATATACTAATTGTAAACTCTTAGGATCATTTGGATCAATTCCAAGCTCTTCCATCCTTAACGCTTCATTGGCAAGAATCTCGGACTCATCCATTTGGAGGAATCTGCTCATACCAAATCGTTTAGATATATGTTGAATGCCATCTACCGCACCATAAGTATTTAATAATGCTGTATCTACCTCTGCTTGGCGATGTTTTTCAAAGTTAGTAGCTTCTGGTAATACAATTCTGTACAAACTTTCATCAACATTAATTCTGTTATCTTTTAGGTATTTTTTAAATTCCACATCCAAAATCGCACTGACATACCCTTGCAATCGTTCTACATATTTACCGAAACGTAATTCTTGAATATACGATTGACCTACTTTACCATCATTAAAAATAGCTCCACCACTGTTCATCTCGCTCATCCAGCTAACAGGAACACGAAGGCCGCGGAAAACTTTATTTTGGAAGTATTCCAAATCAGCTAACTCGCCTAACCCCTGTCCACCTTGTAGAGTCTCCACACGACTACCTTTACCATCACTTCGTTGTGCAAAGTAAAAATCTTCAGACATGGATGTAGGGTTGTAGATAGAATCAACATTCGTTTGACCACCATTTGCGGATGGTACTTTTCGTTGACGAATTTCATTCTTAATCTGATCCAAATACTTTTTAGTCATAGCTGGAGGCATTTTACCTACATCTATATAAAACACACGACGTTCAGGAGCGCGAACAGTTCTGTAGATAATAATAGCATCTTCCAACAGTTCTTTTTGCTTATGAGCACGATATACGGGTGCCAGAACTGATTCTCCAAATGGAGCTACATGAGACATATCGTCATTCAAGGAAAAACGAATAATATCATGAGCTGGAACGAATTCAGTATCGTATTGCTGCGCCATCGGTAAAGCACCAATACCTTGCTGTGGGTGCAAATTATCCGTCTTAATTTGGTAACCAACAATTTTAGTAACATCATGCTCATCGACTAAAGCACCTACAATCATTTTAGGATGAATGTACTGCCAACGCTGTCTTGGATCTTTTGGACGTCTAAAGAAACAATCACCATACTTAATAGTATTACGAGCTACTTTAAATAGTCGATTTTCCCAATTATGTGTAATACACCAATAATTCAATGCTGCATTTAGTGTGAGTAAAACAGTAGGAGGCATTGGATTAGTATTAGCTGCTAAAATCTGTACTGTTAAAGGCATGTCAGTTTTGTTATTATTAGAAGTCATTTCCTCTGTGATAATATCTAACGCTCGTGCCACCTCCACATCGTTGTCCATAACGTCGTATTCACTATAACGACTAATTCTAGAAGCTGACCCTTGAATTAGTCGCTGATACCATGAATAGTTGCCATAAGATGAACCATCAGTAGATTGGTTGTCAGTGACGGTAGCAACGTTAGTAGCTGGTTGAACAATCTTAAAATAACCATGTAGTTTTGACATTAAAGTATATCCTTATCAATTATATGATTGCGACGCTGGAGCTTCTGAATAGCCTATACCAGAGTTCTTCAACGCTCTATGCAATCTCTCTTGCAGAGCTATTTGTTTTTCTGAGGATCCGTTCAATTCTTCTGCTTGTGCTTGAAGCAAGTTGAATATGTTGGTTAAAATTTGCAACATATCATTAACAGACTTATTTAGTATGGATTTGTCATCAGGTGCTACTGCAACATTACCCATCTGGGTAGTATTAGATTGGTTGCTAATTACACTATTATCAGTTGCTGTAGTGGATTTAGTTATATCTAAATTAGGTGTTACAGATTGACCATCTACAGAAGGTTGTGTAGGAGATACATAATCAATAGTAGCATTGACTCCTTTACCAACCGCTTCTCCAGCTATTCCACCAACTTTACCACCACCCCAACCACCAGCTATGCCACCGATTACCCCGCCAATTACGCCACCTACTCCAGTCCCTAAAACAGGCACTACAGACCCTATAGCTGCACCAGTTGCTGCGCCTGCCCAAGCACCACCTGCTGCCCCCGCACTCATCCCAATAGATTTGCTCGCACCTTCAACTTTTTGATGCCTATCTAACTTATCATCTGTTGCAATAGTACCCACATCAATAGCTGCTAACGCTGCAGTTATTATTGGAGCTTTTTTGGCTATCCAACCCATGGAGGATGATAACCCAGACATTACAGATGATGGTACTGATTTGGTGGCTTTAGCTGCAGCATCTATTGCAATTCCAGCACCACTCTTAATATCACCAAGTACTTGAGTCGTAGCTCCTACTACCGGAGCACTACCTATATTTTTTATACCATTTAATACCGTACTTGCACCATTCTTAATATCTGATGCAACAGTAGAAGCTGTTGTCGCAACTCCTGCTGTTTTAGAAAACACTTGCGTTATCTTACTTAGAATAGATCCTCCACCAGAAGCTGCCGCTCCCGCAGCATTAGCTAT